GCATGGTGCGGAACGATTCCAGCGTCATGAAATCCGTCATCAGGGTCGTCCAGTCGCCGGGCGACATCACCATGAAGTCCGGCGCTTCTCCGCCGGCTAAAGAAGTGGTCTGCACGATGTACGGGATCATGTTGACGCGGCTAAGTTTAGCGCCCGCCGAGGTAATCAGCGTGGACTTCCAGAACGAGTTTGCAGCAGTGGAACGGTTGATGCCGCCGTAGTTCGATACGTTCGTGCCGTCGTCGTATGCCTGCAACAGGCTGTCCACCTGGGTCGGGCTGTTCTGGTTGTTGGTGAACAGCGCGCTCGAGATCGCCTGCACCGCAACCGTCTTGGCGTCGGCCATGCGGGCCTTGAGGATCGGGATCACCGCCTCCGAGGACTGGATCAGGGCTTCCATGCCCATGAACGGAATCGGCACCACGCCCAGTTTCAGGTTGAACTCGGCGTTCTGCGCCGCGGTCTGCACCGAAGGCTGCGGGAATACGCCGGAATAGTCCGACCAGGAGAAGGAGACGTAGCTGCCACCCTGCACCGGCACGGTGACCTGCGACACGCCGCCCTTGGCCCGCTGCGCGTTGCGCATCAGCAACGACAGCATGGGGGTGGCTTTGTAGATTTGGACTACAAGCCGAGGAATAAAGGCCCTGCGGGTTGTGGCTACCAGTTCATTACCTATTGCACCACTGGGTACAATACCTACGCCGAGTTGGGGCACTTTACTTCTCCTGTCCTAGTGCCCCGGCGGGAGCTGGTAAATAATCAGGTCAGAATCTGACCCTTCTTGCGAACTTCATCGTCCCAGGCCTTGCGGGCTTCCTTGTCGGCCCATGCGTCCTCGTCCTCGAACAGGAGTTTGAGGTCGGCATCTTCGGTCTTGCGGCCAAAGCCCCAGTCGGTAGGCTGGAAGGCAGACGAGGCGGTGACGGTCTTGGGATTGAGCTTTTCCCAGAAGGCAGCGGCTGCCAGTGCGTTCGGCAGGCTTTCCTTGACCATGAGTTCCTTGATCTTCTCAAGGCCCTCCTCGGTATAGCCATCGGCGCGGAGTTGATCGAGCTGCTTGTTGAGCTTGCCGTCGATCTTCTCGTTGTCGCGGGAACGCTTGAACTCCTCCAGTTCCGCCTTGACGGTCTGGATTTCCTTCACATAGGGCTCGGCAATGTCGTCGGTGGTCGTGGTGTCTGGATAGAGCGTCTTGACCAGTTTCTCGGCATCCCGGCGTGTTTTCGGGTTCTTGAGAAGCTGATCCATCAGCGTTTTGGAGCCGCGCAACAGGCGGGCTTCCTCAGCCGTCATTTCCACGTTTTCAACGAACATCGGCGGCTCCTACTGGTTACTTCTCGTTCGAGACGTGCTTGATCGTCATGCTGTTCGAGGTATCTTTCGGCAGCGCCGAGGCGCGCGCACCCCAACCTTCATAATCCATCGGGACCTTCACGATCTGGGGGTCCTGCTCGATGATGCGGTTGATGTTGGGGCCGGGGAAATTCTTGTTTGCCATTTTCAGGCTCCTTGAGGTTGAGGCGGCGGCATAGCACCGGGAGGTGGCGCTGCACCGCCGCCCTGTCCTGCGCCCGCTCCGCCGAGCGATTGCATGACCTGCTGTAGCATTGCGGATTTACCGGCCTGACCTTGCAGGTCACGCAGTGCGGTCTGCTGCACGCCGGGGACTTCCGATGATGGGGGGATGACTTTGGAGATGTTCTGAATCGACTTGAGCAGTTCCTTGTGCGGGTCAGACCCCGCCGGGAACTCAGGCAAAGCCGCCTGAAGGATATTGATGGCCTCCCTCACCTTCGACATGGCACCCGCTTGTGACCCCGGCGAACCGGAGGGCACTGAAATAGGGGACGAACCCATCGGAGGCTGTCCCGAAAGCGAGGGAGGCATTGAGGGAGGCAAGACTACTTGCGCTTATGTTTCCGACGCCGACGAGCCATCATGGCTGTTGCTCCATTGCCGGGTACGGCTCTAGTCCAAGCACCCGGTGAGTTAAGGGCCTCAAAGCTATTTCTTCGAGCCTTTGCCTTTGGGGAAGGCTAGTTCCGGGTGTTCCGCAACCATCTTCGCCTGAGCTTCAGCACGAGCCTTGGCCCGTGAACGTAACCTATCCTGATGAATCGGGTGCGTCAACATGATGAGGTCCTCGGCGTCGATGGCACCAGATTTATGGAGTGCGAAGGCCAGCCGCTCGGAATCTTCCTTGTAGACCGGCGAGGAAGTATGGCTGTCCACGGTAACGCGGGCATCGTCCGGCAACTGGCTCAATACAAACTTGGTTTTCTGTTCGGTGTCGAACACCTCGGCATCCTTGGCTTGCAGCATTTTCAGGGCAAAATCGCCAAACTCTGTGCACTGACGCTCCACCAGCAAGGAGCGGTCCCGCATACGCGGAGAGGCGTTTCTAGCCAGCGTCGAGGCCTGAGACTGGGATCGGACCCCCTGTTCGCCCTGGCCCTGTAGCACAGGGGTAAAACCGGCCACGTCATCGAACATCTGGATGGTCTTGTCGAGGTAGGAGAACAATTCCGGGGGCAATTCGGGAATATGCTCGGTCATCTTGGCAGTCGGGTTTTCTTCCGACACAAAGCCGCCCGGACGCTTGAATGCCTTGTATTTCTCCAGCGTCATTCCCGAAAAGCCAGTGGCCGACCTCGGCGGATCGCCCCGCAGCGTGGTCAGGCGGCGGATAGTCCGCATTTGATCGTTGAGCGAGTCCTGAAGCTTGTAGATGTTGGAGATTTCCGACTGGCCCCAGAAATACCCCTCAACCGCGTTCGGGCACACCTTGGTAAACGGATGATGCCCCGCCATGTCGGCGTCTTTGCCCTGTGAATCGGTCAATCCGCACAGGTTTCGCCGCTTATATTTGCCTTCAATGAGGATATTGGGGCGAACAAGGCGGATAGTCGTGTAATCCTGACGCTCCTGGTCCTGTACCCACAGTTCATCAATGCGAATAAGGGAAGCGGCTACCTTGGCATCCAGCGTCGGGGTCGGCACACCCGTGATGCCCACCATTCCCGATCCTGAGGACGTGGTGGTGGAGACGGGCTGGGTGCCGCCGACGATGATCTGGTGGAAGTAGTCATCCTCGAACTCGTCCTTTTCCTTTTGCGACATGGAGGCCTGCTTGATGCCCTCCATGATCTCCTTTTTCTCGGGATGGTCGATGATGGTGCGCTCGAACGCCGTGGTAGTGAGGTAAGTCGAGTGGACGAAGGCCTCCTGCCGGTCCAAATCCTCAATATCCTCGCGTAAAACCCCGAAGAACTGCGGCTTTACCACCCAGCTCTCAAGGCCATCATGGCCCCATAACAGCTTGATGAGGTTGCAGCCGTCCACCAGCCCGCCATTGACCGCTGCGGCAAAGTCCAGGTCGAGGCTGCGGCGGTGGAAATCCCGGTTTAAGCGGCGTCCCGCCGCGTGCCCCATTGCATGAACGTCCTCGGTTTCCATCTCATCGAAGTCTATCTCGAAGCGGACATCGGTGGGTGAGAACAGGAACGCCCCAAGGCGCTCGATGTGAGGATAACAGCGGTTATAGGTGGCGGTTTGGCCCTCGGATGTGCCGGTGTAGTAGTAGGAACGCCACATTTTCAGGAGGTCCCGCCTGCTCTCGGCGGACTGACGGCATTCGTCCACAACCTCTAAAGCCCAATCGGCTAGATGGCGGGAGGGTAGCTTGAGGCTCACGGTCTGGGTCCTATCCTGCGAACCGAGACTATACAGTTTTTAGGAACTGTCGTCACATCCGAGAATACCCCGCCCTCGTCATCGGAAAACGACGCACAGACCGTCACGCTCTTGGAGTCTATCCGCGCTAACCACCCCACGGTCTTGATGATCTTGAGCGCCGGATCGAGTTCTTCCCTGAATACCCACGTTGACTGTCCGGCATGGGCATCCTCCCAGACCATCAGCACCAGCGAGTCGACCTTGGGGAACTTCATTTATAGTTTGTCGCGGGTGCCCATCAGGGTGAAGTTGTTGGGCAGTTTACCCTCTTTTCCCATCTTGTGCAGGGCTGCCATCGGATTGACCTCGGCCCCCGGCCCCATCTTGCCCGCCTGTATCATCTGGCTTGCGGGGATGGAGTTCTGCCCGATCCGAACGCTCTGGCCGCCGAAGAAGGCATCTACCGACTGTTTGTGTTCTGGCGAGACGGTGGCAACTCGGGCGGCTACTTCCTGCGCTGCTTCCGATGCGCGCTGGCCTGCCTGATCGAGTTCGGCGGCGGTCTTTCGCAATGGGTCGATATAGCCGACATCGCCCTCGCGGTTATTGTCCTTGAAATTACCCAGGCCGTAGTCTTTTTCCATGATGTCCTGAGCGAGATCGAGCGCCTTGGATTTGACGCCGCTGATGTTAAAACTCTTTGGCTGCCATTGCAGAACCTTGGAGCAGTTGGGGCAATCGGGGAATCCTTCGTCTCCGCTATCGTGAGTAACCTCAAAGACCGCATTGCAATCATCACAAGCATAGGTGCGTTTTATCATCCTTCAATTCCTCTCCATGCCGCAAACTCCTCACGGTCGCTCCGATCTTGTTCGGCCTGCCTGAAGAAATCTCCCACCACGCGGCCTATCATCGATGCTTGAGGTGTGTCCTGCGCGATGCGTTCTTCCTCTATGACGCGCTCGTAAGTCTGTCCATTGGCTATCAGCCCGCCGCGCACCCAATCGATCCATGCGGTGACGGCTAGAGCGGTGGCAAAGGCGCGGTCGTCCTTGGCGCGGCCCTCGGCCTGGATTTCTGAGCCTTCCTGCACGATGCGCTCCATTTCCTCCAGCAGGGGAATGGATCGAACGGCGAGCATTCGCAGAACGTAGTTGTCCCGCATCTGGTTGAGTATCTTGAGCTTGTTGTCGGTATTGGTATTGTGGGTCGGAACCATACCTTCGCCAGCAAGGTAAAGATGAGTTGGGCTGTCAATTTCCAAGCATCGCACAGGAACTGAATCGGTAGGCTCAACACTTTCAATTCTATGATACCTGCGCCGCCTATCCCCCTGGTGGGTTAGCTTTCTAGTTAATGCAAACACTGGAAAATCCGGCGTAAACCAGAATTGCCAGGCAGGCTCACAAACGCTCTGCCCGCCGCCATACTGCAATGTTCTTTCTCTCAGACAGCATTTAGCTTTAAGGCCAAGGGTTCTCAGCAACTCAGAAAATTGATCTTTAAGCTTTGGGTTGGTGGTCGTAAATGAGCATTGCGGGCCGCCATTTCCGCCCGAACCCCCATCCGTATCCATAAGACCATAGAGGAGAAATTTTCTTTGCTGTTCCGAGCCGCGCAGGTACTCATGAGGGATGTGTTTGTTGTTAAGTAACCCTTCTTCTCTCAGAAGGGGATTAAGACCCACAATCACCATGTCGGAAACAGTCTTTCGATTATATATTTTTCCTGTTTCAAAACCGCACGCCTGAATATAGGTAGCTATCTCCCCTAAGTCTCCCTGCTCCCCATAAATACGGCCAGCTTGGGATGACCCATCGCCCAGCCACGCGCCAAGAACATACGGATGTATCTTGTATAGTTTGTCTTTTATTGAAAGGCGTCCACAGACTTCAATGGTGTGGTGCCCGGGCTTTAGTTCTTTTGTAGTTCTCTTTTTTGCTTCTCCTTTCCACGCCGCCAACCGTGGTCGGCAAACCATCCAATCGTGGTTCTCGTCGGCCACAATGCTGGTTCCATCATCAAAATTAACGCGGTAACATTTCCGGTTAATCATTACGGGAGAAACTTTAACAACCTTGCAGATTTTTCCTCTGCTATCGAATAGTTCATCCCCCACACCGACTGCTCCCATCGTGGTCCAGCCCTTCGGGGTTGGAAGTCGGGTGTCGAGTGCAAGGGCTTTCCAGTTATAGACGTAGCCTGCGCCCATCGAGTCGGGGCGGTGGTAGAGATACCATTTGACGCTTGAGAAGATGTCATTGAGGTCCATGTTTTGCGCCACGCCGCGCAACTGCCCCATGTCCAGCAACTGTCGCAGGTGGCGTAGTTCCTGCATGACGGCAAACCCAGGCCCGGTGACTTCCAGGTTAAGAATGACATTCTTGTAGGCTCCGGCGAGGTGCGCCATTACCCAGGTGATTTGATACGTTTCCGGTACCTCTGTAGCATATTCTGCGACCTGGATGAGTTTGTCGGCAAAGCATCGGTAGACTTGTATGGCGTGGCGGTCCTTGAAGTCTGATCGACCATAGGCAGGGTCGATTCCCATGACGTAGACGCCGTTAGGATGAGGCTCCTCCCAGATACGGAGGTCAGCATCTTTTGTCGATTCGAGCTGTTCGATTTCGGTGGCAAGAAAGTTCTCCCCCAGATGATAGCGATAGGCCTTCAGGGGCGTCTCGGTTTCGTGGATGAACCTGATGTCCTCGGCAATGCGCTTGAGCGGAAAAAACGATCTCCCCGTCATGATGAACGCTTCTTTTGCCGTGGTCGGGTAGTTCTGGCTCATGAGGTCCGAGTCGAGGATCTTCATGGTGCGGTTGTAGCGGTGCCACGCCCACTGCTCGGGAGTGATGGTCCAGCGCGATTCCTGTTCGACTTCCCTGGTGGCTTCCTCCTCCTCTGGGGAGAGTTTTCCATCCCACCATTTGTCGAACTCTGGCGTGCCCTTCTTGAACGAGTAGTCCTCCTTGAGGAACCAGCCGAGAAAAAATAGCTTCTGTACGGTGTCGTCGTCCTTGGCCGATTCGCACATATCGTAGAACTGGTTGCCGTAGCCGCGCGCGGTGGACTCCCAGATGTAAAGGCGGTGCGGGTGTTTCTCGGCCAGGGATGCTTGCAGGTTGGCAATATCGGCGTCGGTTGAACCCCAGTTTGACATTTCGGTGGCGTGGACGAAGTTCAGGGCGCGGGATGTGCCGAGTGCGCCTTTTTTTCCTCGCGTACCGGCGACGAGATAGTCGATGACGCTGCCGTTCATCAGAACCAGATTGTTACGATTATGCTGTTTGATTCCCACCCTAAGTCCACGCGGGAGGGATTCAATATATTGCTCGATGAGGATTCTGAATTTGTCGCGGTTGCCATCGGTGTCGGTGATAAGCGCACCCTGTAGCTTATCGTGGACTGAAGCCCAGAAAACATCGAGGGCAAGCGAGATGGTAGATACGCCGAGCTGACGAGACTTGAGACACTTAAAGTCGTGTATTCCACGATCCAGCCCTTCGGCTATTTCCTCCATGAAACGATACTGCGCGGTGTAGAGAACGTCGAGCAGGGGTACGGGCTTTGCCGAGTCCAGTTCCTTGGACGAGATGGTCATGTTGCCCACAAATTCGAGGAACAACTCCATCCACATCGGCTTGGAAGATTTAGGCTTCTTTGTCATTCTGGCACTCGGGACAGGTAGCGAATATATTGAACTTCATCCTGTCCAGTTTCCATCCCATCTTTAGCAACTGGTTATCAATTTCAGAGGGTGGGATGATTGGCGGGCTTTGACAGCCGCATTTCTTGCAGACTGCAAACGTAAAGCGGGCCTGATCCACTAGATGATCTCGTTGACTTCGAGTTCTCCGACCTGGGCGAGCGCGTGCATGAGTTCCTGATAGGGCTGCTTGCCGGGACCGGCTGACGCCACCATGCCCTTGAGGACCAACAACTGTTCGCCTTTGTGCAGGCGAATGGGGAAAGGTCCAAAGGCCTCCACCAGGGCCTTAGCCACCTCCTCGCAACTGGTGCCTGAGAAGCGCAGGCGCATGGGCGAGGCAATGGGTTTCCATTCAATGCCGTGTTCTCCGGTGGTGACTGACGGTTTGCCAGCGATGACCGAGACGTTCATGCGGCTTTCTCCCTTGGCACTGTGTCGTATTCGATAATCCAGTTATGGGCGGGCGACGGCCAGATCATTAGCCAGGGGCCTTCAATGAGATAATTGGTGGGAACGCCCCGCAGAATCGCTGCCTCACTCACTTCGCCGTTAGGGCGCTTCATGAGCCTTGAGTGGAAATCCGCCTTCTCGGTCAGCAGCAGCGGGTGGGCGCGGTTTCTCATGCCGACAAGGCGAACGCCTGTTACCTCCTGGCCCGCCTGTATCTGGAAGCGCCATTTGCCGGGCTCCAGTTTCCTAGTCTGGGTTTTCACTTGAGCCTTCCTCGTCCTGGGGCACATAACCGGCCACAGCCGCCTTGAAGTTCTTGACCACGCCCTCGCGGATCATGGGGACTGGCCGCCATTCTATATGGCCCCACTGGTCAACCCACATCTGATGCAGGTGTTTTTCCTTGGCCTTGAGGATGAAGCCAAACGAGATTGTGGGTACGAATATCTCACCGCCGTCAGCCATTGAGCCTCCGAAGCGAAAACTGAAACGGGCCGATCTGGCACAGCGGTATTTTCCTATCGTACCGCAGGCACCAATCCGACGGCCAGAACGAGAACAACAGCGCGTGCGGGGGCACCATCACCGATATGAGAACCCCCACCCTTTCGACGTTATCAACGTCAGCCATCCAACGGCTCCAGCTCAAAGCCGTAGTCTATCGCTGCCGCCTTGTGCAGACGGCC